TCCCAGCTCTACCTCAAGGTCTATAGGCTGGCGGTCGAGAACGAGAGCCGCGAGCGGATCATCCAGATCGCCGGCAGCTTCGTGCCTGTCACGCCGGCCGAGTGGCGATCACGGCGCGACGTGGCGGTCGACATGACCCTCGGCTACGGTGAGCGCGATCAACGCGTGTCGGAGCTGGCGGACCTTCATTCGGCGCTGGAGAACAGCCCACGGATGAAGCGGGCCTACGGCGAGAAGCAGGCGTTCAACCTGTGGCGAGACGCGCTCAACATCAAGGGCATCAAGAACGTCCAGGACTACCTGGTCGACCCGGAAACGCTCGGTCCCGAACAGCCGGACCCGAAGATGGCCGCTGAGGTCGCCAAGCTCCAGAAGGAGACCGAGGTGGCCGAGCGCCAGATGAAGCTGCGTGAGGTCCAGGTCCAGGACGAGATGGCTCGCCACAAGGCGGAGATGGAGTGGGCCCGGATCACCGGCCGCCACGACATGGTGCTCAAGAAGCAGGAGCAGGACCGCAAGGACGCGGAGACGGCAAACCGCATCGACATCGGCCTGGCAGAGCTGGAGCTGGCGATCGACGCTCAGATGAATGTCGATCCGAAGAACGAGAAGTTCACGGCCATCGCCTCTCCGAACAGCTAGGAGTAAAATGGAAGAAATCGTCCTCTCTGAGGAGGATGAGCGGAAGGTCCAGGAGGGGACGGCAGCAGCCGCCCTCTTGGACAGCCCCATCTTTCTTCTCGCCATCGAGCGTGTCCGCTCCCAATGCGCCGAGAAAATCTTGGAGAGTGCCCCGGAAGCCCAGGCAGACCGGGAGCGCCTCTACAACCTTTCGCGGGGCCTATCGGCCGTCACCGAGGAATTGCTGGCCATAGCCAGCCTCGGACAGACCACGCTCGATAACGCCACGCGCCCCACCGACGAAGACGAGGTCCAGGATGATCCCGACCCCGACGAATTCTACTGAGAGTAACCCCACAACGTGTCTATCCCCACGGACGACAACCCCGATACCGGCCTGAGCGATGGCGATGCTGTCGCCCAGCTCATGGCCTCCCTGACGCCCTCGAAGAAGGGGGCCGCTCCTGACCCCGCCGACGATCCCGATGAGGACGATGCGGACGACGAGGAAGCCACCATCGTCGACGAGGACGAGGAGGAAGACGACGAGGCCGATGAGCCCTCGGAGCTTCCCAAGGCTCCGCCGGTCGCCAAGGACGCCTCCAAGGAGGCCAGCGACGACGCTGTCGTCAAGGTCACCGTTGACGGCGAGGAGACCGAGTTCACCGTCGCCAGCCTCAAGCGCCTGGCAGGCCAGGAGGCCGCCCTCACGCGCAAGAGCCAGGAGGCCGACCTCGTGGGCTCCCGCGCCGCCGCCGTGCTCCAGGGGGCCCTGGAGAGCGTCATGGAGGACCTGGCACCGTACAAGGACGTCGACTGGGTCCTCGAAGGTCGCCGCATGGACCCTGAGGAGTTCGCCTGGCACCGGGAGAACTACACCCGGCTCGCAAACCGCTACCAGAAGCTCATCGGCTCGGCGCAGACCTTCGAGAGTACCTTCCAGGACCGCAAGTCGAGCAGCCTCAAAGAGAAGGCCGCTGAGACCGTCAAGGTCCTGAAGCAGGACATTCCTGAGTGGAACGACCAGCTCTACAGCGACATCCTGTCCTACGGCGTGAGCCAGGGCCTGGATGAGGGCGACGTGTCCCAGATCGCCGATGCTTCCGTGATCAAAATCCTCCACAAGGCGATGCTCTACGACAAGGGCAAAGTCGTCGCGACCAAGAAGGTCAACCAAGCGCCCAACAAGGTCCGCAAGGGCAGTGGGCGTGAGGCCATCGGCACGGATGGCGATAAGCAGCAGCGTGTTGTTCAGAAGAAGATCGCCCGAGGTCATTTGTCTGACGACGACGCAATCTCGGCCCTCACCGGCCGCTGGGGAGTAAAGGCCCGCTAAGGCCTCCTCTCCGCAACACCACATCTACATTCAGAAGACCCAATACCCAATGCCTACTTTCAAGACTTACGACAGCGTCGGTGCGAAGGAAGACGTGTCGGACGTCATCTCGTGCCTCACCCCCCACAAGGTGCCCTTCACCAGTTCGATCGGTCAGGAGACCGTGAAGCAGAAGGTCTACCAGTGGCAGGAAGACGAGCTGGAGCCCGGCGCGGATAACGCCCAGCTCGAAGGCTTCGATGCGGCCGAAGAGGCCTGCACGACCACTGAGATGCTCCAGAACACGACGCAAATCCTGTCGCGGACGATCAAGCTCTCTGGTTCGCTCCAGGCGACCGACCACTATGGCCGCGCCAACGAACTGGCCCGCCAGCTCGTGAAGAAGGGCAAGACGCTCCGTCTCGACCTGGAACGCGCCTATGTCGGCGTCGACCAGGACATGGTCCTCGGCTCCGACGCGGTCGCCCGCCGCACCAAGTCGGTTAGCAAGCTGATCCACACGGACAACCACATCGACGCGGCCGGTGCGCCCCTCGACGAGACGATGGTCCGCTCCGCGATCCGCACCGCCTTCAACGCGGGCAGTGACGGCGCGGAGACCTTCATGGTCAAGCCGACCGACGCCGAGCTGGTCTCGGAGTTCGCCGGCACGGCCGATCGCGTCCGCGATGTGGGCATCAACCCGTCCAAGGTTGTCGTGAAGGTCGACATCTACACGACCGCGCTTGGCACCCTCCGCGTGACGATCAACCGAGAGATCAAGAAGGACTTCGCGATCCTGTACGACCCGAGCATGTGGCGGAAGACCGCCCTCAAGGGCCGCACCTGGTTCCGCGAGACCCTCGCGAAGACCGGCGACAACACGAAGGTCATGCTGGCCGGCGAGTATGGCCTGAAGCACGACAACCAGCGTGGTGCTGTGCTGATCAAGAACCTCGACGTCACCAGCACGAACGCGGACGACCCGGACGCCTAAGCCGGGACCGACTGCGAGCCCCTAGTTCCTCCGGGAGCTGGGGGCTCCTTTCGCAACAGAGAATACCCCCTTTCAGGACCCAATGTCCGAACCCGTTTACATCGACTCCACCGACCGAGTTCATCTGGAGGTGGACAAGGGCCTCCGCGTCAAAGAGGCCCACATCGAGGCCTTCCAGGACATCCCGTCCGAGTTCCTCGACAAGATCAAAGACACCCGCACCCGGCAGGACGCCAGGTTCGCGGCCGACGACGTCAAGATCGCCGAGCTTCCCGGTGCCCTCGTGGACCACTGGTACCGCCAGGGCTTCAACATCTGGGACCCGAACATTCGGCCGCAGGACATCATCAACCGGCTGATCCGCGAGGACCTGACGGCCTTCCTCTGCACCTCCAAGACCTTCGGATAACCCCATGAGCTTCGGCAAACTCAAGACGCGCCTCAAGGCGCTGATCAACCGCAAAGACCTGACCGACGAGCTTGCCGGGGACTTCATCACGCAGGCCATCGCCGACCTTGAGCGCGACCTCCGCATCGGTGCGATGGAGACGGTCCTGGAGCAGACCGCATGGGACGGCGTGAAGAACGCGCTGATCCTGCCGGGCACGTTCCTGGAGACCATCAACCTGTTCACCGACACCCACGAGCTGGTCCAGGTCGACCTGGCCGAGTGGCTGGCGATGGACGATCAGGGCGGCGACCCGACCCACTATGTCCCGATCGCCGGGCGCTACCTTCTGCGCCCCACGCCCGCCGTGGGCTCCAAGGTCTACCTCCACTGCTATGTCCAGGCGCAGCCGCTCGCGGTCGACGAGGACGAGAATGTGTGGACCCGCTCCGGCTTCAACGCCTGCCTCTACACGGCTGCGGCACTCGCGGGCGACTTCTACCAGATGGAGGACGAATACGCCTCCCGCTTCAGCACGAAGGCCCAGGCCTACGTCGAGGCCATAGCCGGCCAAGACCTCAATGAGAAATGGTCCGGCCGCCTGTCCATCCCGGCCCCCCAAGACATCGGTGACTACTAATGCCTGATCTTTCGCAGACCTCGTTCTATGGGGACGAGGACGTCGACCTTCGCGGCCCCAAGGGCGACAAGGGCGACACCGGCCCCCAGGGCCCAGCCGGCCCGGTCGGTCCCCAAGG